AAGCCGTAGCCTGGGCGATCGTCCACCAAGCCGGCGGGCCGTCTGCCAAGTCGGTGCTGATGAGCATCGCCAACTACGCCGATGCCAGCGGCGAATGCTGGCAAGATCAGGCGACGTTGGCGGCTGGCGCCGAGTGCTCCGTTCGTCAATTTCGCAACATCCTGTACGGCCTCATTGAGCGCGGACTGGTCGAACAAGTACGTCGCGGAAGCAGCACTGGCGGGCGCCGCCCGAACCTTATTCGGCTCCGAATGCGTGAGCTTCCAGTCATCATTTCCGCCAAGGCGGCGACGGTAACTGAATGCAGGAAACCGGCAATACAGAGTAACCGGCAAAGATTGCCGGAAACCCAGTTACCGGCAAAGACTGCCGAAAAGGTTTCCGGCAATCCAGCGTTGGGTAACCGGCAAATGGTTGCCGGTATAATAGAATCCCACATTCCCACTTCTCTCTCTAAAGAGAGAGAGAGTCCGGCGCGCCGCTTCCTTGCTTCGATGCGACCGCACATGAGCGCAACCGGCAACCAGCGCTCCAAGCCCAACCTCTGCGACAAGGCGCTACCGCCGCTCATTGCCCGGCATGGGTTCGATGTCCTGCTGATCGCAGCCAAGGCGTTCTACGCGACACCACAGGCGCGCAAGGACAACGGCGACTTCCAGCCTGGACTCCAAGTCATCGCGAACGATGGGCGGCTCGAAGCCGCGATCGAGCAGGCCAAGGCCGCACGCGAGAGAGCCATCGCGATCTACCGCGAGCACGGCTTCTGGAACCCGGCCAACGGCGACCCACCAACCGATCTTCTGAGCCAAGGAGGCCAACGATGAATGCCCTGGAAGCATCACGCGAACGCACGCGCCTGTGGCGTGAGCTGAAGCCGCTGCTTGTTCGCAGCTTGGGCCGCGACGGCGCGGCTGACTGGCTGGAGTACGCCGGCCAGCAGATGCGGATCGACGCCCAGCGGTCCAAGCGCCCGATCGAACTGAAGCCGGTGGAGTGGACGCCGTGAAGCGCCAAGAAGACAGCCTTCAAATCACTGTAGCCGATGAACTGCGAGCGGCTGGCCTGTTTTTTCTGCATGTAAAAAATCAAGGCAAGTGGTCGCCGCAATACGGCAAACGCCTCAACCGTATGGGTCGCCGCAAGGGCGCGCTCGACCTCGAAGTTTTCGCCGAGATTAGCGACAAGCTCCCGCGCGGCATTCTTTGGATTGAATGCAAGCGGCCGCCGCAAATCCTCCCCAGCGGCAAGGTCAGCAAAGCGAAGCCGCGCGTCGACGAAGACCAGGAAGCGTTCATCGCGGACTGTACGTCGCGCGGAATGCCGGTGCTGATCGTTCGCACGCTTGATGAATTGCGCGCTGGCATGAAGGCGCTGGGCGTGCCGCTGCGCGGGAGGGCGATGTGAAACGCCGCAAAGACTGCTGGTCACCCGAGGAAGTGCAACGCGTGCGCGCGATGATGCTGGCGGGTTGTAAACGAAGTGAGGTGATTGCGCGCGAACTGGGGAGGTCGCAAGGGGCCACTTGGCATGTGATGCGCCAGCATTGCAGCGATTTACTGCCGCCTAAGCGCATTTACGACCTTAGAAATCGTGGTGGTGATCGCAAAATCATTCGCGCGCGGATCGTCGCCAGTAGCGACGAACGTGCGGTCGATTACCTGCCGCCCCAGCCATATCACCCGCTCCACGACAACCCGCGCATAAAGCGCATCCTTGGGGGATCACCATGACGACCACAGCACTTCTAAAGCGCATCGAGGATGAAAAGGAAGCGGCGCGCCAAGCCGCATGGGCTGAGCGCGCAGCAGGTGAACAGCGCCGCCGCAACCCCCGCTGGGCCTGCGATACGCTGATCCGAAATGGTCAGATCACGGCAAGCCAGCACACAGCCGCTGCGCGCTACGCATCGCTTCTTGAGCGCAGCCACGTCGAAAATGGCGCCGGTGGCGAACGTGTAGATGGTGGCGACAGCGACATTCATGCGCGCCTGTGGGACGCGTCAGTCAGCCGATCGGTAGCTCGCAGCGCTCGCCTATTCGTGCTCCGCGCGCCGTCGCTCATCAAAACTCGGATGCACGTCATGGACGCGCTGTTCGCGTTTCCTCAGCCAACAATGGCGCAGATGCAGCGCTCGCCAAGCGGGGCGAAGTATCCATACGAGTTTGCGGTTCGCCGCATTGCCGGCGTGCTGGACTTGCTCGATGTGTTTTTCACTGATCGCGATCGCGGGTATGGGCGATGAAAGAACTCAATTGGCCCTGGCGTTGGGATAATCGCCCGCACGGTTGGTTCACCGCCAACGGCATCACGCGGTTCGGTTTGCTGCCGAAGCGTGAGAGCTCAGACGAAACGTGGCCGCCAGCTAACTTGGAACGCGTGCATCAATCGACACAAGTTGCTCGCGCGCACTTGACCTCTTATCCGAAATCGCAGAAGATTCCCTAGATTGGATTTTTCGCGCCCGCAGCCCAAAAGGCTCGCGGGCGCTTTTGCATTCTGGCGGGCGGCTCATCATCAAGCCCCCAAGATCGCAGCCGGCCCCTGCCGGATTGTCGCCCGCCAGTACCCCATCAGCGCCAGCAAGACACGGGTCCGCGTCTTGGGTCGTGTTGCTTCCCGCCCGGAGCCGCTGACGCTGACCGTTCAACCAAAGGAGCAAGCACATGGCGAAGAAAGCAAAGAAGGCCGCGAAAGCGAAGGCCGTCACCAAGGTTGCTCCGAAGAAGGCAGCCAAGACGCGGGGGCGCTGAGATGGCGAAGGAACGCCGCGTAAAGGTTTCGGTCGAAACGTCGAACCCGATGCTGGCAAAGCATCTGCAGCACAGCAAGCCATCGTGGGATGCTAGGCTCGTGCCCGCACAGCACGCGAGCGATTGCGCCGTGCACAACGAGCCAGCATACCCCGCCGGGCCATGTAATTGCGGTGCGGAGGTGTCCGCATGACCCTCACACGCTTTCAGATCCACGAGCGCTTAGGCGGCTTGGCCGGCGAGATGAAGGCGGCACGAGAGCTGGACCGCATCAATGCGGACACGCTAGCCGCGAAGGAGCACGAGCTAACCCTCGCCGCCCAAGCCAAGGAGAAATCCGAAGCGAACATTACGCGCCTGGAGGAAGAAGCTCGCTCGCTGGCGACGCAGTACGCCTCCAGCGTGGAAGAGCTGATCAACGGGCCAACTGCCGGCGATGACGGCATCTCGGTGACCAACATCTTCGAGAACCCCGTCTACACCAACGGCATCAGCCGTGCGCTGGACGCGGCACAGAATCCGTGAACAGCCTCGCCGAAGCGATCCTGTGGGTTACTCATTTGGTCGCCGGCCTGCTGGTTGGCGCACTGTTGATCATGCTCGCCGTGGACCTCGCATGAGGGGCGTGAAGTCCGCACGCATCGGCGCGGCTTTCCTCACCGTAGCGCTGATCCTGCTCCTGGCAGCGATAGGCAGGCTCGCATGACCGACAAGCCGCAACTGACAAAGCCGGCCGCGTTCTTCCTATCGCTCGTGCTGGGCTTTTGCGTGTTCTGCGTAGGCGCGGCGATAGCCATTATTGGCGGGATGTGGCCGTAATGGTCAGCATCGCAAAACTGCCCGGTGCCAAGCCTAAGTCTCTGTTACCCACGGACACTTGCCCAAGTTGCTCCAGGGCATCGCTGGTTGTCGCACGGGGCGAGGATTACGCGCTGGGGGGCAAAATAGATCAATTCGTGCGATGCGTATTTTGTGGTCACAAGGGGCCACTGGGTGGTTTGCGGGTGGTGAAATGACCGCTGACGTGCTCTACCTCGCGCCAGACGACCGCGTCCTGACCGCCGAAGAGGTCGCAGCGCTTCCAGGCAAGGCCAAGATCGACGCCCGCCTACGGGGCGCTAAAGCCGCCGGCGCACGTGAAGCGCGCCGCAAGCTCGAGGCCGAGTACGAGGCCAAGGCCAAAGCGCTCAACACAGAGACGGCGCACCGCATCGCCGGCATCCACGAAGCCCAACAGCGCGAACTCGACCGCCACACCAAGCTCATAGGCAAAGGCGCACACAGAGACGGCGTGCTGCAAGGCGTGTTCCTGGGCATGCTCATAGCCGTAGGCATCGGATGCCTCGCGCTATTGGGTTACAACTACGTCATGAGCATGCGTGTCGCTATAGGCCGCGTGCCGCAAGCAAGCGTACCCGCCATTACGGACACGTACCAAGACGCGCCGTATGAGCGTGGGGCGAGAGAGCCGGGAACGGCGCCGTGAGCGAGGGCGAAAAGGAACTTGGCCGGCCTCGGCTTTACGGTTCAGCCGAGTTGATGGCTGAGAAGGTCAACGCCTATTTCGCGGCCAAAACATTAGAGGGAAAGCCGCCAACGATCGCGGGGCTGTGCGTGTTTCTGGGTTTCAGCGACCGCCATGCGCTTAGCGAATACGAGGGCTACGGGGCAGATTTTTCCGCCACGGTAAAAAACGCGCGCCTTCGGATCGAGGAAGATCGCAGCGAGCGGCTGCTCGGCAAGGACACGTTTACGCCTGGCGTGATCTTCGATTTGAAGAACAATCACGGCTGGCGCGATAAGAGCGAGCAGGAATTAAGCGGCCCAGACGGTGGCCCGATTCCGGTGAGCGAATTGGTGCTCCGTGGCGTTCGATCAGATCCACGAGATTGAACTACCCGATAAGCTAGTCCCGGTTTTCGAGGGCAAGGCCAGATTTAGAGGGGCCAAAGGCGGGCGGGGTTCGGCGAAGACCCGAAGCTTCGCAAAGATGAGCGCCGTGATCGGCGCCAAGGCGGCGCAGGAAGGCAGAGAGGGCGTTATTCTCTGCGGCCGTCAGTTTATGAACTCGCTGGCTGACAGCTCGTTCTCGGAAGTCGCTGCAGCCATTCGCAGCGATCCGTGGCTGAGCAGCGTTTACGAGATCGGCGAGACGTTCATACGCACCAAGTGCCGGCGGGTTGAATATCTGTTCGTCGGCTTGGCTCGCAACCTCAGCAGCATCAAGTCCAAGGCGCGCATTCTGTTGTGCTGGATTGATGAGGCTGAAGACGTAAGCGAGGCGGCGTGGGTGGTCCTTATCCCGACGGTTCGGGAAGAGGGCTCAGAGATTTGGCTGACGTGGAATCCGCGGCTGAAGTCCAGCGCGACGAACAAGCGCTTCGGCGACGCCAAGGACGCAGACGTGAAGATCATCGAGCTCAATTGGCGGGACAATCCATGGTTCCCGGCAGTGCTTGAGGCTGAGCGCCAACGGGACAAGCGCGATCGGCCAGAGCAGTACGAGCACATTTGGGAGGGCGCTTTCGCGACAGCGGCGACGGGCGCCTACTACGCGTTCAACTTGCTGCAAGCCAAGCAAGAGGGGCGCATTACGCGGGTGTTCAGAGATCCGCTGCTGCCCATTTACTCGCATCACGACATTGGCGGCAAAGGCGCGAGGGCCGACAATTACGTGATGTGGATCACTCAGCGCGTGGCGCGCGAGATTAGGGTGCTTGATCACTACAACGCGCAGGGGCAGCCGTTATCGGCTCACGTGCATTGGCTGCGCGAGCGAGGGTACGACCAGGCGCATATCGTTCTGCCGCACGACGGCGCCAATGAGGGCGGGCCGGCTGAGACGTGGGAAGACGCTTGGCGGGCGGCGGGCTTCAAGAATGTGCGGGTCATTCCCAACCAAGGGGGTGGCGCTGCGATGTATCGGATTGAGCAGACGCGCCGGCACTTTGGGCGAGTCATCTTCAACGCGGACACAACGGAAGACGGAAGGATTATGCTGGGCCTCTATGCGCCCAAGATCAGCGAAGAGACGGGCGCCGATCGCGGTCCTGACCATGATTACAGCCACGACGCGGACGCGTTCGGCCTGATGATGTGTGACTACAACGAGCCCAAGGTCACGACCGGCAGCGGCAAGACTGCGGTGAAGCGGAGCGCGACGAGCGTTGTCTGACCTCATCCGTAAGTTCAACGCTTGGGACAAGGCGATCCAATCGAGCTCGCAAAGTGACTGGCGCGACGAGGCCCGCGATTGCTTTGCGATGGTGGCCGGCGATCAGGTCGCCGAAGACGATAAGCGCACCGCAGAAGACGCGGGTGTGCTCTATGCGATCCTGAACAAGATCGACCCGACCGTCAGCGCCATTTGCGGCTCGGAGATCACGAACCGCCAAGAGGTGCGTTACTACCCGCGCCAAGCGACGAACGAAGCGGCGCAGGCCAATGAGGTTCTGACCGCGGCGGCCGAGTGGAGCCGCGACGAGTGCGACGCTGGCGACGAAGAGAGCGAGGCGTTCAGAGACGCGATCATCTGCGGCATGGGCTGGACCGAAACGCGGATGAGCTATGACACGGACCCGGACGGGATGCCGGTCACAGAGCGCGTTGACCCGCTGGAGATGGCTTGGGATCCGAGTGCACGGCGCCCGAACCTTGCCGATGCACGCTACAAGCGGCGCAAGAAGCGCTTCAGCAAGGACGAGGCGGCTGAGCGCTTTGGGATTGATCCGGAAGCTTATGGCACTGGGCGCGATCGCGAGGGCCCCAGAGAGCGTCACGACGCTGATCCTGAGGCTGCCTATAACGGCAAGGGCGAGCCCGATCTGCGTAAGGACGAGATCGAGGTCACGGAATACCAGTGGTATGAACTGGAAGACCGCGTGCGCTTCATGGACCCCGGCACGCAGCAGCTGGTGGATTGGCCGGCGGACAAGTACGCGCAAGCAGCGGACATGCTGGCCGCGGCGGGTTTGCCGCCTGGTCAGCCGTTCAAAGGCCGTTGCTATTATCGCGCGTATCGCATCGCAGATGAGATCATCGACGGGCCGGAGAAGCTGCCGGAAGAGGCGTTTACGCTGGAGTGCGTGACCGGCAAGCTCGATCGCAACAAGGGCATTTGGTACGGCGTGGTGCGCGCCATGCGCGACCCGCAGCGTTTGCTCAACAAGCAAGTCACGCAACTGCAGCGGATCATCGACACCACGGCCAAGGGCGGCCTTGTCGCTGAGTCGAGTGCGTTTGAAGATCCCGAGCAGGCAAAGCAGGACTGGGCGGCGGCTGACACGATCGTTTTTGCTCAGCCGGGCGCCGTGTCGGGCAACAAGATTATTCCCAAGCCAGTGGGTCAGTACCCAAGCGCGATCGACAAGATGCTGGGCCTGACGATGGAACTGGTGCCGGGCGTCTCTGGCGTCAACAATGAGATGCTGGGGATCATCGATCGCGAGCAGGCGGGCGTGGTGGACTGGCAGCGTAAGCAGGCTGCGTATGGCGTGCTAGCGGGCTTCTTCAACAGCTTGCGGCGCTATCGCAGAATACAGGGGCGTCTGCTTCTAAAGCTCATCACGAAGTACATGAGCGACGGGCGCCTGATCCGTATTCAGGGCCGCAACGGCGATATCAGGTATGCCCAACTCGCCAAGCAGCCCGAGACGATCAAGTACGATGTGATCGTTGACGAAGCGCCGGCAGGGCCGAACCAGAAGGAGCGCACGTTCCTGTTCCTGACGAGCTTTGCGCCGATGCTGGCGAAGCTTGGCCTGCCTCCGCAGATTTGGCTGAAGATGATGGAATACAGCCCCATGCCGGCATCGCTGGTCATGGAAATACAGCAGATCATGCAGCAGGCGCAACAGAACGCCGGGCCGAGCAAAGAGCAGATTGAGGCGCAGACGGCGGCAGCGCAGGCGCAAGCCGACATGGCGAAGATTCAAGGCGAGATGCAGAAGCTTCAGATGGAAAACGAGTGGGTCAAGCTGGAGATGCAAAAGACCCAACTCGACCACATGAACAGTGAGCGTGAAGCGGTGCTGCGGGCGCAAGAGACGGCAATGCGCGAGCAGAACGACAAGCTGAAGCTTGAGATGGACGCGCGCAAGATCGCGGTGGACGCGGAGATTAAGGGCCTAGAGCTTCGCATCAAGCAGCGCGAGCTGGCGTTGAAAGAGGCAGAACTGGGCATCAAGGCCGAGATGGAGCGCGAGAAGATGGCGCACGATTCGGCCATGCGCTCTGCCGATCACGCTGCCGCCAGCGACGGGGCCGAGAAAGAACGCAACGGCAAAGACAGATCGAGCGACGCTGTAGGCATGGGCTTGCAGGCGTTAGCGGAGGCTTTGAGCCGTCCGAAAAAGGTTATTCGCGGTGAAGATGGCCGTGCAATGGGGATCGAATGAGTAAGAGCAACACTTTCGAGAACGATCTGCTTCTGCTGATCTTCAACAACACGGACGCGGCGCTTATTGGCGATGCGACGGGCTTGCGCGGGTCGTCAACGGCGGGTTCGCTCTATGTCGCTCTCCATACTGCCGATCCCGGCGAAGCGGGCACGGCGGCAACGAGCGAATGCGCTTACACGTCTTATGCGCGTGTGGCTGTGGCGCGATCTGGTGCGGGCTGGACGGTGACGGGCAACGCGGTCACGAACGCGGCGCTTATTCAGTTTCCGCAATGCACGGGCGGCTCAGAGACGGCGACGTACTTCTCAATCACGGTGTCGTCGTCTGGCGCGTCAAAAATCCTCTACAGGGGCGCGCTCTCGGCGTCGCTTGCCATTAGCTCAGGCATCCAGCCGCAATTCGCGGCGGGCGAGCTGGACGGCACGGAAGACTGATGGCGGGGTTTAAGAACCTCCGCGAATACGCGGACGCCGAAGATATGGGCCAATACCACGTTAGCGGCTTCCGCAAGGCCATCTCTTCGACGGCCACGACCACGAGCGCTTGGCTGGACTACAGCTATTTTCCCGGTGCGCCGGCTGCGAACTTCTATGCGTCGAGCCCGCTGGAAGCGGCGGAGGTTGACCCGACGCGCGGCATTCCGGTGCCGAGTGTTTCGCCTGCGACGCAATGGCTGCGCGATTTGAAGATGATGAGCGCGGCGTCCAGCACGACTTCGACCGCCAATGGACGCCAGCAAGTCATCCTAGCCGATCTGCTGCTTTACTACCCGTTCGTGGACACCGACGCGGTGGGCGAGCAACAGGACATGGTGAACGATGTCGCCATCCCGCGTTATGACTACGGGCAAGTCATTGCCGTGGGTCAGTCAGCGGCTTCGACCACGGGTCAGTTTACCTTCAGCTACACCAACCAAGACGGCGTAGCGGGGCGCACGAGCCAAACCCACTTCACCTTCGCCGTTGCAGGCGGCGGGCAAGTGGTGGCGTCAAGCGTGGGCTCGGCCACGAGCTACCATCCGTTCCTTGCCCTGCAAGCGGGCGACTCAGGCGTTAAATCGATTGAGAGCGTGACGTTCACGGCGGGCGGCGGTGGGCTCATGGCGCTTGTGATCGTGCAGCCGCTCTTAACGGCATACATGACCCAAGAGTGCCGCAGGGACACAAGCGGCGGGGTCAGCTACGGGGCCTGCAATCAGTTCGCCTCTATCATCAACAACCGTCCGCAGCAGATCAAAGACGGCGCGGTGCTCGACATTTTCGCCGCTGGACACGCCGGATCGCTGGCATCGTCTATCCTGGCGGGCATCTTAGAAACAACGTGGAACTGAGCGATGGGCTGGACCTCACAAGACGACCTCATCAATCAGATTACCACGAACGGGAAGTACGGCAACGTCTTCTCGAACAAGACGCTAGCGTCAGCCGGCACGGCTGGCGCATGGACGCTGCTTGCGGGTCACGCAGGCTTTCCGGCTGCGGCGACGTTCACCGGCTCGGACCTGACCTATGTGGCGACAGACGACACATGGTCAGAGGGTGTGCTCGCTCATGGCGGCGACGTTTCGACGGCGACTAAGCACTTCTTGGGCGCAGGCGCGTGCGTGGTCGCGGCGGCTGGCGCTCCCTGGTATCTGATGGCGATTGACCTTGTGGGCTTTGTCCCGCTCTCAGGCGCGAACGTCAGCACGACCGGCACGAAGACCGTCACCATGACGGCGATTTCAAACACGAGCAGCACGGGAGATCGCTACGCCAACGGCGAAGGCCTGCGTCTGTTCGTGGCGGCAGACACCGCGCTTGGCGCGAACGCCCCGACCTGCGTTATCAACTATCTGGACACGGGCGGCGGCGCGGGCGCTACGACCACGTTTACCTCGACCGCTTCGCTCGGCGTGGGGCAATTGCTCAACACCGGCACGGCGGCCAACAAGTACAATCCGTTCCTGCCGCTTGCAGCGGGCGACACGGGCGTCTCTGACATCGTGAGCTTGGTGTGGTCGGGTACGGCGCACGCCTCGGGCACGGTCATCATCGGCTTGTGCAAGCCGCTCTGGACGATCCCGGTTCCGGCGACCGGCCTTTATACGAAGGTGGACTTCCTCAACGCCTTTCCGTCGCTGCCGCGCATCCGTGACGGGGCCAACATTCAGTTCCTGCTGTTCCAGACGGGCGCAACGACCTCGGGCGGCACGATCATGGTGGACTTCGACTATGCTTACGGGGGCTAGCCTTGGCCCTGCTTCAAAATGGCTTCAGGGATGCAAGCTCCGGGGTTCGCATCTTCGGAGCGACGGCCAGCAATAACGCTTACCCAAGCGCCCTGATCGGCAATTGGGATAAGATCGCCTGCAAGCGCAACCTAAGCGCAGGCGAAGGCATCACGTCCGAACTTGCTTCGGTTCCAGCGGGACGAAGCAACAAATATACATGGATCATGCCGCAGAAGCCCGGCGCGATCTCGTCACGAAACGAGATGCAGGGCGTGGCGGCGTGGACTGGCGCGATCGCAGCGGGCCGCAACTTGTCGGCATCGTTTGCGGGCCTTGCGGACTTCACGGCCACCGGGCAACTGGTGGTCAGCGGCTCAGGGTCGTTTGCCGGCGTGGCGGCCTTTGAGGGCAACGTCACGGCGGCGCTTAACGCTGCTGGTTCGTTTGCAGGCGTGGCGAGCTTTACGGGTGCGGTTAAGGCGGATGGCTTCATGGCCGGCGCGTTTGCTGGATCTGCCAGCTTCACGGCCACGCGCTACGGCACGGGCTCGCTATCAGGCAGCTTCGCGCCAGCGGTGACGCTAGAGGCGGCTGGGTTTTCGTCCTACTTGCTGGACGAGGAAGACATTGAAACGGGCCTTACACTACGCCAGGCGCTGCGGCTCATTGCGGCGGCGACGGGCGGCAAGGTGTCTGGCGGGGGGACGACGACAATCACGTTTGCGAACGCGGTTGCCGATGACGTGGACCGGATTGTTGCGACGGTTGACAGTAGCGGCAACCGGACAGCGATAACGTACGAACTGACATGAGTGCTTCGCATTTCGGCACGCCGTATTGGCTTGACGACTACTGGGGCGCGTACTTCCAGCCCGAGAGCGGCGGCGCAATTATTGGCGCGTTGTCTGGTAGCTTCGCTGGAACGGCGAGCTTCACCGGCACGCTTGACCAAGAAGAACTTGGCGGCACGTTGCGAGGGCGCAGGCGCTGGCCGCGTCGATCGCGTCCGCTGTGGGAGCAAGAGCGCGAGCTCGAGCTTTTACGCGACCAGACTGTTGCGGCGATCAAGGTTGAAGAGATCGCCTTAGCGTCGGGGCCGCCGAAGCGAACTTTGGCTAAGGCCATTCGCGACGGCGCCAATGAGCACGGATTTAGGCAGCCATTCGATCACGAAGGCGCGGCGCGGTTAGCGGCGCTGGTGGCGATGGCTCAGCAAATAAACACGATGCTGGCTCTTATTGATGCGCAGCAGGACGAAGAAGAGGAGGAGCTTCTGCTCCTCGCAGCATAGGGCAAAATAGGCAATGGCTGACGATTTGGAAGCAGAACTGAGCGCGCTGGAAGACGCCGCGCCGCTGACGGAAGAAAAGACCGACGACGGCGATTATGGCCCCGGCAATCCGAAGCCCGAAACCGACGACGCATCGCCCGTCAAAGCCAAAGAAGGCGAGCCGGCGACTGAAGAGTGGAAGCCGCCGACCAAAGAGACGTACGAGAACATCCAGAAGGCGCTCCGCGCTGAGCGCGAGCAGCGCCGGCAGGAAGCCCAGCGCGCGCGGCTCTATGAGCAGAACATTTCTGCGATGGAGCAGCGCATCCAAGCGTGGCAGCAACAGACGCTAGCCCAGCAGCTTCAGACGCCGCCGCCGGACCCGTACGAAAGCCCCGAGCAAGCGCGCCAGCGGCTTGTTCAGCAGCAGAACATGCTCCAGCAGCTCCATGCGGCCGAGCAGCAGCGCCAGGCGCAGATCGCCCAGCAGGCGCATCAGGAGCAGCAATTCCAGTATGTCGCCCAATCGGTCGAAGACTACGAAGGCGAGTTCAAAGCGCAGAACCCCGATTACGATGACGCGACCGATTACCTGCTGGACACGCAGCGCGCGCTTCTGGCCGAGGCCGGCTATCCGCCGCACGTGGCTGAGCAGCAGGTTGCGGCGTGGTCCGTGAGCGTGGCGCAACAGGCGTTGCAGGCCAACAAGAACCCGGCCGAGTGGGCTTATGCGATGGCAAAGCGCATGGGCTATCAGCCGAAGGGAACGGGCGCGAAGGCCGCGGCAGAGACGCTGGCGGCGATGCAGGCGGGCCAAGCGAGTTCTAAGACGCTCTCGGGCGGCGGCGCAGCGGCCAAGAGCGGCACGAACCTGAAACAGATCGCGAGCCTTGAGGGCGCTGCCTTTGATAGCGCGATGGAAAAGTATCTGAGCGACGCTATCCGCGGCCGCTGAGCGCGCGGGCTTCGTTCGTATCGTCTGCCGGGACGTAAAACCGGCCTCGCCTGCTGAGGCGTTAAACCAGCCTTCGTGATGAGCGGCCACGTCAGAGCCGCGCCGGTGAATGTGACCAAGAGCGAGCGCCCGTGAAGGGGCTTGGCTAGCGCCGCACCGCGACTTCCCCAACACAATCAGGATTAAACCTAATGGCGACGAAAACGTACGCCGCGGGCGATTCCGAAGTCGTCAAGTTGTGGTCCAAGCGACTCGCGCGTGAAGCTCTCAAGCGCTGTGTCTTGGCTCCGTACTGGAAAGACTCGTCATCCGCTCTCGGCATGATCGAATCCGACACCCAAAAGGGCGCCGGCGATCGGGTCACTGTGACCCTCCGCATGCAGCTCACCGGCGACGGTGTGACTGAAAACCAAACCCAAGAGGGCAACGAAGAAGCGATCAGCACGTACACGGACAACGTGTCGCTGACTGAACTCTCACACGCGACCCGCTCGCAGGTGAAGATCACGCAGCAGCGCGTTCCGTTCAAGCTGGGCCGCGAAATGAACGATGCGCTCGCCGACTGGTGGGCGGGTCGCATGGATTATATCGGCTTTGCGCACTTGGCAGGCTACACCCCGGCCAACTCGCTCGGCACGGCCGGCGCTCAGTACAATGGCGGCAACACCATCGTTGCGCCGTCGTCTGGCCGTCAGCTTTGGACTGAGGCCGGCACATCTGCCGATGAAAACCTCGACTCCAGCGGCGATGAAATGACGCTGGCGATGATCGACAAGGCGGTTGAGCTTGCCCAAACGGGCGGTTCGACGGGCTTGACTCCGATCCGTCCGATCAGCGGCCTGCCGGGCGGCGCCGAGTACGTGTGCTTCGTTCACCCGACGCAAACCACGCAGCTTCGCACCAGCACGACGACCCTGAACTGGGCCGATCTGCAAAAGGCGATGTTGCAAGGCGGCGCGGGCGAGAACTCGATGTTCTTCAAGGGCGGCCTTGGCGTTTACAACAAAACGCTGCTGGTTGAATCGACGCGCGTTCCGAACGGCGTTCACTCTTTGACTGGCGCGGCAGTGACCACGGTTCGCCGCGCGATCTTCTGCGGCGCACAAGCTCTCGGCCTTTGCTTCGGCCAAGGCTACGGGCCGGAAGAGTGGAAGGTGAAGGAAGAGACGTTCGACTACGGGCGTCAGCTCGGCGTCAACGCGCTGAACATCTTCGGCATCAAGAAGCTTCGTTTCAACTCAAGCGACTTCGGGACGATCGTTATTTCGTCTTACGCCGCTGACGCTGCTTAAGGAGGGCTGAAAATGGCACAACCAGCACGGCTGCTCCATACGCAGCAAATCCACTATGGCCGCGTCGGTATCGTCTATGGCGACAACGGCGTGGTGAAGACGATCGTGAAGATTCCGGCGGGGTCGTTGATCCTCAAGGCTCTGAGCGGCGTTCACATCACGACCGTGTTCAACGCGGGTACGAACAACTATCTCGACATCGGCACAATCGCCGATGACGATCTGTTCGGCACCGACTTGTCGCTGACCACGGCCACGTTCGTTCCGCTCGATGAGGCGGTCGGCACGTTCTACTGCACGTCTGAAACGACTGTGACGGCAACCCTCGGGTTGACCGGCACGGCGGCGACGACCGGCGCGGCGGAAGTGTTCATCGCCTACATCCCGGACAACGATCAGTGATGAACGCGCTCGCACCTGGCCGTCGTCGCGGCATCGTGGCGGCGCAGACGCAAGCGCAGAAAGAGGTGAAGGAGGCGGTGTCACAACCGCCTCCGAAGCCCAAGCGCATCAAAGGCAAGATGAGCCTTAAATGAGCACTTACGGAACGATGATCGACCGCATCGCTGCGGAACTGGAGCGCAGCGACCTCGGCTCATCGTCTTCGCCTGGCGTGATTGGCTCGCATATCAACGACGCCATCCGCCAGC